CGCTTCTTTTGATGCTGTAACTGTATATGTTGTGTAGTTTTTTAAGAATGTATAGTTGCTTGCTGATGGTATTGATAAAGCGCTAGCTGATTCTGAGCCTGATTTTATTGTGTAGGCTGTTATGTCTCCTCCTGGTATATCGAAGTAGTTTACGATATTATAAGGATTGTTGTTTCTAGTTATTGTTACTGGATTTTTTGAATAAACTCCACATACGCCAGTTGGAAATTTAGATATCTGTCTTATATTTGTCAGAGTTAGAGTATTAGCTATCTGCTTATATGGATTAGCTTTATTTAATTCTCCATTAGATATTGTTAAGCTACTTCCTCCTAGCTCTCCTGTATAGAGAGGCTTATCTGTTCCGTAATTTTGAAGACTTTGGTAGATTCCTTGTGGTGTCTGTATTTCTTCTACCCAGGAAGTATCGTAGTGTCCTTGTGTTGTTGTTTTTGTACTAAATGCACCTGCTGAAGCTCCTTAAAAGAATGCTGTATCAATAGATGCTGTGTATTCTGGTTGAGTTACGGAAACTGATACTGATTTAGCTTTTGATATATTGAGTATGTTCGGTTTAATTATAACTCCTACATCTGCAATAGATCTAGCAGGAATAAAATCCTTAACCATTTTAAATACTGTATTGTCAAAAAACTTAATAAGTCTTACATAATCCTGTAGATCGTAAGAGCTTGAGGTTCCTAATGATCCACTTAGTAGTGTATCTGCTTTTCTATACAGTCCTGAGTAATTGTCTAGGTATAGGTTTCCTGGATCTCCTAGGTATTCATCAATACTAAATGTAGCTGCTGATTTTGATACTATGTATGCATCTATATTATCTGTAGGAGAAAAGCCTACTTCAATAGTATGTATATCATCTGTATACTTGTTATCTCTTTTTATAATAGAAGTATAGTTTGAGAGAGTACTTCCACTTATCAAACTTCCTGTATTATCTAATCGTATCTTATTTAAAGAACTTGTAGTGTATTGAGAGTTTCCTAGGAAAGGTAGAGTGCTTGTATTTTTACCACCATATAGTTTTATGTCTAAAATGTCTCCTGGTATACCGAAGCAGTTGATTAATGCTCTTAGGCCTCTTTCAGTTCCTTTTGATTTTAGTAGCAAAGGAAGGTTGTGGTATATACGTTTTTGGATCTCTTTTTGATAATTATCGAAAGAGCTTGGTTGAATAGATGCATTGGAACCTGTTAACGAACCAGTTATGTAGTATTTAATTTTTTCACTACCTGATTGGTATGCTTGTCCTGTGAAGGTGCTAAATAAGTCTTCTGTTGATTTATTTGATGTATATAGTTTAACTCCAAAGTTTTTAAGAGCTTCTCCTACTAGGTCTTTTGATATTCCTTTATTTATCCTATTGTCGGCATCGTACTTGTCTGTTACTGCTTTTGAGTATAACCATAAGTTGTCAAAGTGCTGACCTACCATGTATATGAATGTTAGGTAGTTGTCGTTATTTGCGTCGTCTCTTAGGTATGCTGGTATGCTGTTTATAAGTGAGTTATAGTTGGTTTGATCGTAGTATATTGCTTGTGATCTTTGTGCTGTAAACCAAGTTATGGCCTCAGGTGCAGTGCTTGTTTTGTTTATATATGGCTTGGTCGTATTGCTTTTTGGCCAAGAGCTGCTTCCTGATTCATAGTATAGGTATCTTTCGTAGTGGTCAAAATTACTCACAACTCCAGTAATCAACCCTTCATAGTATGCTCTACTTCCTGATACTCCTTGAAGTCCTGTTGTAGCTGCTTGGCTGCTTGAAATGCTTGTAGAGTAGCTTGATAGTAAGTCTACTTTATATTTAAAGTTTAATAACCTCTCTTCTGCTGAAGAGAAGTGTATAAAGCTGCTAAGATCAGTATAGTCGACGTTTATCTCAATACCTTTTTCATTAATTGCAGAGTATACCTCATTATTTGCATTAGAGACAGGATAGCTAAATAATTCGTTGTAGTTTAGGTATGCTGTAGGCACTACGCTTTCATCTGCTATTTCTATATTAAAATTTGCAGATCTTAAGGTTGGGAGTTGTTCAGGTTGTATTACGTATTCAGAGTCTACCTCGTATGCTATTGAATCGGAAACTATTTCAACTACTGTTAGAGTGCTCTTTAGATCATATATTTCTGGAAGAGGTTCGTATAGTTTTACGGTCACTACCTTCTCTGCTCCAGAATCTATTGTATCTATGTTTGTTGCTATAACAAGGTCATTACTCTTAAAGTTTAACCTAAATCCTGCAAAATATGATTGGCTTTCTAGTTTGCTTTTTATAGTAGAGGTATAGTTGGCTACCTCATCTTGGGTGATGTTTAAACTATTTAAAACTACTTCGGTTCTGTCTGGAGATATGTCTTGAATGAAGAATTCTCTGGTAGTAATATCGTCTGTATATAGATCGTCTAGGAAGTGGTATAGTAATTTAATTCCTCCTCCTTCGTAGCCGTAGTACTTGCTGTCTGCTATGGGATCAATAGTTAGGACTGATGCTCCATCTTGTCCTGCAGATTGTGCATTTCCTAGTTGTTTATGTCTATTGTATAGATAATCGCTTTCCAATAGTTCATCGGATAGTGATAGTATGTGTAGTTCTGAGTAGTTCTTTTCTGGGTCAAATACACTGTTAATTTGGAATGAACTTATTAGGTTTTTGTCCTCTTGAGAGTACTGCTCGAACCCATCTATGTTTTCCGGAAGATCCTGACTAACTGTATAATTAATATCTGCCATTTACTATATTTTTGTTTCTAGGGTAAGTACTTGTTGGTTTAAAGCAAGATTCTCTTCCCTTAGTTGTGCTATTTCATCTAACAGTGGTTGAATATCTTCTGTAGTTGCATCAAAGTTTAATAACTCTGAGCTCTTGTTTACTAGGTATCTGTGTGAATTTTCATCTCCTTCTAGGTCTATTGAGTAATATAGTTTATCATACAATCTAAATAGTTCTTCGGGAGTGTCAGGATCTTCTTCGGGAATAGGCTGTGTGAAGGTCTTGAAAGAAGTGTCTACTACTTTTGAGAAATCTACTTTACCAAATACTGTTTTTTGTAACTGAATATCATTAGCCATTTCTTACTACTTTAAATATGTTTTGGTTATCCACTACTGTAGTGCTTCCATCTAAAGTTGTCTTAACCAAGATACGATAATATCTTTCAGGTTGCAACCCATCCATGTATACATCGAAGAATGCTCCGTTTGAATCGCAGCTTATTTTTGTAAAGCTAGTATCAAAATCAACTACCATTTCTTCTGTATTCTCATCTCGCAATCCCCAATAGGAGGCTGATGGAAGAGCGTAGTTGGTTAGGTAGGCTGATGATGTTGTAAAAGATCTTACGGGATATTTAGGTCTTGCTGACATTCTAAATCTCTGTGTACCACTATCTGTATACCTTTCTTTGTTATTTGTAAGATTGATTATTGAAGTGCTATTTGAAAGAACTGATAGCGAACCTGTACTATATGTGCTGTCGTCCCATTTGAATTCTAGGAATGGTGGGTAGATTGTATTTGTGTCTGCACCATAGTATTTTAGTTTGATAGAGGATGTGGTATTGAACTCTAGATCGTTTGGTAGTTTTACGATAAACCCGTTATTACTAAGAGTGTTTCGTTAAATAGTTGTATAGCTTTTGTGACGTTTATATTAACATCATTAGAAGAGTTTAGAGCGTATGATTGTGTAAACTCTAGGTTAATTTCTGCTGATCCTGTGTACCAGTTTCCTCCTCCTTGGTTTGACCCTGATTGAAAAGATGCGGTTACTCCTGCTGTGTATGACAATGTGTTCCAGGCTGAGGATAGTCCTGCTTGTTTGTACTGCCAAGAGGCTCCTGATGTATTTACTGGTGTGTCTCCAAATTTACCTGTTCCGTTATCCCATGATCCGTATATTGGATATACGTATAGTTTGAAGTCTACTGGCAGTTCGTAGGCGTCTGCTAGGTATAAATTCAAGCTAGCACTGTATGTAGCAGTTTTAACCTTATTCGCTATTACATCTTGAATTTCAGAAGTACTGTATTGAATAAGTATTCGGTTAGTTTCTCCTGTAAGGGAGAGGTCCGGATATCCACCTATTTCGATTATTTCATCCTTTCCAGCATTACCTGTTGGGACTTCTGAGGATATAAACGTATCCTTTTCGGGAAATATTCTGTATACTGCCATGTTATAGTGTTGTTATTCTTCCTTTAATATCTGTGTCTGGGAATTTTATTTCAAATATGCATGGGTCATATGATGGGTAAACTATGTTGTTTCTAGTTGCTCCTGGTATGTCGTATGCATACTGTGAGTATACGTCTCCTGCTTTATTTACTACTTCTACTTTTTGTACTGTTTGAACACCCTTCTCTTGATCAAGAAGTGTGTAAATACTTGAAAGGTTAATTGGCTGATTGATATTCCATTTTGTTATATCAAAGTAGTCTTTCAGTCGATTCGTGCAAGCAAGTAGTACATCTCTTCCTATATAGTTTGGCTTTACTATAATATCAAAATTAATTCCAATATTTACTATAAAGGCATCTTTAATGTTGATAGCATCTGTTAGTATCATATATTCTGATAGGTAGACTTTTAGGTTACTTCTTAGAGTATTTGTTGTTGGAGTTAAATTTTTATTATTGTCGTAGGCTAGTGTATATAGCGATAACGATAGTGGATTGCTATCTATTATGCTGTCTGTAGTGCTATTTGGATTTGTTAATTGATCTTGGGTTATATAAACTTTTGCAATTGATCCGTATTTAGAAGCCATTGATAATGCCCTAACTGTGTAGTCTTGGAGTGTTACTGCTCGTCCCTGTTCGTTAAAAGCTC